TATTCTTATACTATTATCTTTGCCAATAGGATTGTTAGCTTGGGCTGTATTCTCAGATGACCCTACAGCTATGGATAAGATGAAATTATTTTTTGAATACTTTTCGCAACTACCATTTTGGTATCAGACAATTTTCGTGGGAGTAATTGCGAGTGTGTACGGACTTAAAGCTACTGATTTAATAAAAAGAAAATAATGTTAAAAAAAATATTACTAATAATAAATAATTATTCAAGTAAATTACAAGTGTGGTCATGGCAAAAGCTATGGGGCAACAGAAAAAAAGGAGTAGGTTATGAAAATACTAGATAAATACTTTGTAATATTTACAAGTGAAGTAAGTTCATTCATTAAAAAAATTACTAATTGGATTAAAGCACCAAGATGTAAATGTAAAAAAGATAAGTAATGAAACTTAATGAAGACACTTCTGTAAAGACAGACATTAAAACAATTGGATTAGTTATTATGGGTGCAGCTATGAGTGTATGGTTGTACTTTGGATTAATTTCTGACATAAGTGATTTACAAACTAAAGCTACCTTAATGGAAAATGATTTGCTTAAAAAGGCAGACCAGATTCCAACTGATAAAGAACAATTTTTTTTATTAGAAGCTTTAGCAAAAGAGACAGAAAAGCAACAAAAGATTTTAGAGGAAAATTTACATGTTAAAGTTATGCTTCAACAAGCTGAAGAAGAAATTAAAAAACTTAAATCAGATGTTGAAAAACTTAAAGATGCACAACGAGAAATTAAATTTAGTAATGGAAACGGAATTCATTAATGCAGGAACATTTCAAGAGTATGATTATACTTGCGAAGATGCAGAATGTGAATGGAAACAAATAACTGAATATTGGAGAAAATAGATGATAAAAAATTTTAAAGACATTGTAGTTTTATTAATTACAACAGGTGTTCTAATTTTATTAGGTACTATTATTATTGGAGATTACATTGTAGCATTAGAAGAAAATAGACCAGTAGATGAAAGTGTAATTACATTAATGAAGATGTCTGTTACAGGATTAATTGGAGTTATTGGCGGTTATATTGGTGGCAGTAAATAAAAAGATTATAAATGGATTTAATTAGTTTATTAATAATCATAGTAGTTTTATTTTGGTATTGGATATGGCAACAAGAGAAAAAGTAAATAAACAAAAAGTATTAGATTATATTCAAGATAAACTAGAATCTGCAAAGCAAATGAAATTCTTTCAGATATTAAGAAAAGAAGTTGAGATTGGTGCAAATGGCACACAGAAGTATGTAATTAAAAAAGGAAAAAATAAAGGGCGAATAGTATGAATATTGTTATAGCATTATGTTTATTTATTAATGGACAATTAGTTGAACACAGACTGCAAACATCTTTATCTGATTGCTTAAAACATAAGAGAGAGTTAACTCGTAATTTAGAAATGAATAATAAAGAAGCTAGATGTGGGGAGATGGAAGTAGAGTTAGTAAAAAATGCTGATGGAACATTAGCAATAGGAAAGATTATTCAAAGTAAATAATATGAGAACTAAAAAGAAAACATTGGCAAGAAAATTAAAATTAAAAAAACCAAAATCTAAATCAACAGTAACTACTAAAGCATATGTAGCTATGAAAGCTAGATTAAAGAAAGGAAAAAGTAAATGAAATTTTTATTAGTAATACAAATCTGTTCAGCTATGATGCAACAATGTACTGAACCTGTACAAATGAATACTTATAACTCTCACTATGATTGTGCAACAGCAGGATTCATTAAAGGAATAACTGTATTAAGAGAACTAGGCGAAGAATATGTTAATGATAAGCGTATGCTTATGAATTTTGCTTGTACTAAACAAGAATCTATTTAATATTAAACTAACTTTTTTAAAATAGATTCATATAATTCAGTTAACATATCAAAATTAGTTTCAGATTCCCTAAGCAATGCAGATATAATTCCTGCATTTTCTTTTTTAAAATGTAAATTAATTTTACTTTGAGGATACAAAGATTTTTCAGTAATAAATTGTCCTTTATTATTAATCAATAATTTAAAGACAGCTAAATCAGCTTCAGTTTTTTTAACTTTTTTATTTCCTTTTAACTTTCTATTATTCATTAGGTGTTAATTGTTGACCATCGTCATCCATTAAACTATCAATACTTGAAGTATATATTTCATTTAACTTTTCATTATTCTTTTGAATCTTTTTTTTAAGATGTTCTTTTAACGCTTCTATCTTTACATAAAGAATTTTATCTATTGTAGGATTAATACCATACATAGGTAAATCATTTAATGATGAAATAATTCTTCTAAAACCTCTTGCTCTTTTTTCTAATTGAGCAATTGTACTCTCATTAACCATAATCTCTCTCCATAATCATTTCTAAATAATGCATTGCTTTTTCTATATCAGATTTTTTTCCCTTCAAGCGATGTCTACAAATATATTTTATAGCATTTCCCTCAGCGAAAAGTAAATTGTTTTCATTTATAAATTCAGCAGGTTGTATCTTCATACCTTTATAGTGATTGCCTTGAACCTGCCTGTCTAAACTAGAATAAGTAACTCCTTTAAATAAATTTTTATCAGTCATTTTTAATTGGGCCTTCTTCTATCATTCTTTGTCTTCTTAAATCTTTCTCTGTTGGTAACAACATATCATTTAAATCATTGAATGTCAACTCTAAGTTGTGTTTTAATTTTTTTACAATCCATTTGTATGACCAAGGTTGTAATCTAATTGTATCATGAGCCATATAATGTGTTTGATATGGCATAAAGTTTAATACATTTTTAATATTAATTTTACTTGCTTCTTCTTTAGACAACAAAGAATGCAACCATTCAACTAATAATGCCTTAGCTTTATTTCTAATTATTTTCATTCTTTTTGGATTCATGTTCCTCCTTTTTGTTATGATACACTTCATACCAAGTATCACAGTTATCACATTGGTACATACTTACAATCTTATATTCTGAATCAGGATGTGTATCTTCTGTATCAAAATCATTATTCCATCTAACTTTAAAATTACAATATAAACATTTCATTATTTTGTACCTAATTAATTTTACTTCGCATTTTTTCTTAATAGTTTAAAATTATTCTCTCTATCATAATATTTATAATCAACTTTAGTAGGATAAAATTGTTCCAAGCAATCTAATACATCTTGCTTTTTAAAATCTTTACAAGAATAAACATCAAGCTGAACTAATGCAGGAGTTACAGCATCCCAAGTATGAATAACAACATGTGATGTCTCTATGATTGTTGCACATGTTATACCTTCATTACCTTTCTTATCTACCTTAGCTGAGAAAGGCCCTGCAAGTATTTTCATATCTATCTTTTTAATTAATTCTTTCATCCAAGTAATAGTTTGTTCTTCTGTTTGAGGTGGTGCAGATACTTCTGCTCGTATAATTAAATGTTTATGCTTCAGCTTTTCCATAATTTTCTAATTGTTCTTTGTATTGATTTGTTATTTCATCTACATTAGGAAGTTTAACAATCTTAGTAAAGAAAGTATTTTTATTTGCATACTTAAATACTCTTAATCCTTGACCATTATTAGTATCAGAATGACATTCCCATTTATGCAAACAGAATTGACATCCTGTTGCTAAAGTTTGATTACCATTCTTCTCAACTTTATCTTCATAACATTTACTAGGTGGTGTATCTTGTTCTAATGTTTCTTTTAAAGTTTTAATTAAATTTTTAATATTAGGTTTAACCATATCATTAGGTTTATAAAAACATATATCGCCAGTCGATTTATCTACAACAAGAAAGCCACCATGTTTTGTACCCATAGCTGTTTCATATCCTGATAACTGTGCGTGATAACCAAATGGGTCATCGTTAACTATTTCTCCTGACTCAAATTTTTTAAAACTAAATGATGAAGCAGACTTAACATCACAAATCTCTCCGTCTATCTTACTATCTATATGGCCTGTAATACCATCAATCTCAACTTTTTTTTGTTGGTCTTCAACTTTATGTCCTGATAATTCAGCTAGAAATAAAATTAAATGTTCAATCAAATGTCCATACAAAAACTTTAAACTTGAATCTGCTTCAAAGTTTGAAGTATCTTTAGGACTATTCTTATCATACCAAAGCTGTCTAGGAGGTTTACCTAGAACACTCATCCTTAATTTACCTTGATACTTTTCTTTTACTGATGGTTTATTCCATGATAGAATAGCTTCTTTTATATTATTTAAAAATTTATTTAAATTTTCTTCTGTTATATTTGCAGGAATACCATTAGACACATCAGTAATTAATTGTTTAATATCTGTTGCTAATGTACTAATGTGTTTCTGACCAGTTGTTTCCGATTTTATATTCTCCATCTAAAGGACACCTTATATTTAATTGTTTACCTGCATCTATAATTGCTTGTACTGCTAACTTTCCAAACTCTTCGGCTCTACTTTCTTCTA